CGAATTCTCATCACCGGGCTTGATGTAGGGTGAATCCGCGATTGGCAGAGGCTTGGCCACCATGTCGCGCTTGCGTTCCTCGAACATCTTCGCAGCCAACGCCTGGTTCTCGCGATACTTGCTCATTAGTTCCTCCAACTTCTCATCGTTGTAGTGAACGTCATCGATGTGGTCCCGATCGGGTGGAATCAAAAGCCACTTATACAGGTCTACAACGTAGATGTCGAAGGTGGCGTCCTCCCTCTGAAGGCGCTTGGCGTGGTTCGCAGCCTCATCGCGCGTCGCAAACGCGCCGCGAATCTTCAGACCAAACTTGTCATTCTTCTGAGGAAGGTCAGGACCGACCAGAGAGATGCACGCGTAGAGTTGACCCGGAACGGTGGTGTAATCCTGCTCAAGAGAACCCATTATATATTATCAATGTACAAAATCTTTAAGTTCTGTAAACATTGATAAAAGTTTATCGCGCAATTTAAAACAATGGAGGATATTCGTAAGCACCACAACAATTTGAAAAAACTTTTGATACAATCGTTAACATCGAATGGTAAAAGGCAAAAAGTTTTAGATGTTGGATGTGGACACGGTGGGGACCTTCACAAGTGGAGACACGCCAATGTAGAACTTCACGCGTGCGACCCGGACCAGGAGTCCTTGGAAGAGGCTCAAAAGCGCGCTGGTGCGATTGGTTACAGGGTGAAGTTCTACAAGGGTGACATTCTCCAGTGTCCACCGCGAGAGAGGTACGACCTTATATGTTACAACTTTTCACTTCAGTATATATTCGAATCTGAAAAACTTTTTTTGAAAAGTATCGAATGCATCGTAAACCATCTTCATCAATCAGGAAAACTTTTTGGGTGCATACCAGATTCTGAGATGATGATGATGTTCACACCGTTCAAGGATCACCTCGGAAACTTTTTTCAGATGGGTCCAAGATCGGGTCACGGTGGTTACGGTGAAAAACTTTTTGTGGAATTGGTCGACACACTCTATTATCAGGATGGACCAAAGAGTGAACCGATAGCCTACAAGGACCTTTTGATAAATGCGTTGGAATCCAGAGGGATGTCTATGATCACGTGGGAACCTTTGGACCTAAAAAGTTTTGGTACGGTCACCCAGATGTACAGTAAATTTATATTTGTTAAATTATAATGAAGATACTGTTGGTCATTCTGATACTTTTGAACGTGTATTCGTTGGCTACTCTTAGACAACCCGAGAATCTTCGAGTGGTCAAGGAAAAATACACTACGTTGCTTGGCAATCTTCCGGAGAAGTACACGACTTTATCTGACAATAGGTCCATAATCACAGGATTCCACGGGACTGGTAAAGAGATTGGATACAACGTGAACAAGGGTTACGAGATTGGTCTGTGCGTGGATGGCACGCCCAACGAGATGTTACACGTGCTTATCCATGAGTTGGCTCACTCGACGGTCGACGAGTACTCGCATTCCGATGATTTTTGGAAAAACTTCCAGGAACTTAAAGAACATTGTAAAAGATTGGGAATATATCAGGACATACCGACGAGCACCAAATTTTGTGGAAAATATATTCGCGACTAAATATAAATGAAGTACGCAACTAATCCAGTGAGTGCCGTTTTCACTGCAATCTTATTATGGGCTGTAGCCATCGTCGCTCCGATACTGTTCTGGTACCTCGATTCGCACGAGTTCAAGACCATACTTTTCCTGGCCTATCCAGTCCTTCTTTCTTTATTGAGCAGAACAGGAGCCTTCTGGGTCAGAGAGGACTTCATCGCCTACTCCAGCATCGCAGCCTTTCTGTTCGCGGTGCTTCTCAACTTGTCGCCGAATGTTAGGGAATCTCTGAAAGAGCCAGAGAAGAATAAGGCTCTGTCAGGGGTTGTTTTATCGAGCATTGGTTTAGTGTTTTTGATTACTATGGGTTCAATGGGTCTATTCTACAAGCCCATCTATAACCCCGCAAATTTTAGTTCTAACCCTTTTTAATTTTAGGGCATCACGAACCGCTTACCGAAGTAAAAAATGATAGCAGCCACGAGACCGGTCACCACCATACCGGTCATACCCTGCGGATCGCTCGCCACCTGCGGGATGAGACTGGCCAGCTTCTCCTGGACCGGCTTGGAAAAGGCCAGCACGGCCACTAAACCGACGAGCAACGCCTCCATCTGCTCGTCTGTGAGGTTGAAAGGATTGGGCTTCTTGGACATCATCGCTGGAGCCTGCTGCCGGGGAGCCATGGACTGAGAAGGCATGGCTGGTGCTGGACCCATGGAGGCCGTCTCCCAATCCGCGCCGCCCATAACATCCGAAATTGGTGAAGAGTCCATCTTTTGTTCTTTATTCATATTTTTTTCTGGCTCAGAAGTTTGCGCGATATTTGTGGTACCTTCGTAATCACCACCTGAAAGATCCATTACTTCAATGTTATCCATTATACTTGAAATGTAGGTTTAATTACCCCCTCTCAGACGCAACACGAGATGAAGAGTTGATTCCTTTTGAATGTTGTAATCGGCCAGTGTACGTCCATCATCCAATTGTTTACCGGCAAAAATCAGACGTTGCTGATCGGGTGGAATACCCTCCTTGTCCTGAATCTTAGCCTTGACATTATCTATGGTATCGCTGGCCTCAACCTCCAAAGTGATGGTCTTTCCTGTGAGGGTCTTGATGAACACTTGCATTCTTTACTACAATATACTAGTTTCTTTTTTTTATATAATTATACTTTCTTTGAAATTGTTAGAGCTGTCTTTTTCTTCATCTTGTTGGGGTCACCTTCGTTGGATTTTTCATGCTTTGGGTCGTAGTTTTTTTTGTGATAGTTCCAGAATATAGGTGAACCGACTCTGAAACCCTTTCGTATCTTAGCCTTGTACCAAAAAACACAGTCCTGTATGCGATTGCTCTTGGACGTGTTATCCAACACCAGACACTCGTAGTTTTCTGTGCAAGCGGTCATCACCTGGTTGAACATATCGAACGTCGGAAATATACCAAAGAAGGACTTGTAAAGTTTCTCTCGATTCTGGATGATGTTTTCTCTTAGGATGAAAATGTAATCGACGTTCGCTCGGAGGTCCGGTGTGAGGTCCATGCAGTACTGCATGGTCAAAATGAAAAATATTTTCCAGTGCCTTCCGTTCATGAAGCATTTCCTGATGCACGTGTCCTTCATGAACTTTCGGTCGTACATGCAATCGTCCAGAAGTATGAAGGCTCCTGGACTAGGTTTATTAGAGTTAATCATCTTTCTCTGACGATCCAGAACTCTTTCTATGGCTTCACGGTCGTAGTCGCCATATATGAATAGGTCGGGTATGAATTGTTGATAGTGGTGATTACCCTCCTCCGTGGCCGACATGACTATACCAGCCGGTAAATGTCTCTTGTGATACATGATATCTGTCACCAAGGTGGACTTTCCTGTGTTACGCTTTCCGATGAATACGCACACCTTATCGTCTGCCATGGTCTCAGGATTGAATTGCCTCAATTGAAGGTTCATATCTATTAACTACTGTAGGTTTATTTATACTACTTATGATACGCACGTTTAGAGATATTCTTTTATACTAATATAGTAATGTCTAGTGGACGTGTTCAAGTCGCATCGACTGGTATACAGGATGTGTTTCTCACCGGTAATCCGGAGGTGACGTACTTTCAAAAAAGATTTAGCAGACACACCAGGTTCGCCTTGGAGGTTCTCAACAACGTGTTTGACGAACCGGCGGCGTTTGGAGGAACTTCCAGGTGCATCGTCGAGAGAAAGGGTGACCTCATTAGAACAATCTTTTTAAAGGTTGAACTATCAACATTGAACACATCAACCACGAGTAATGTTGGATACACAAACGCGATCGGTCACGCCCTCATAGATTACGCCGATCTGATAATAGGTGGAAAGTTGATCGAACGTATAACAGGTGAATACATAGATATCTACTCTGAAATGTTCATCTCTCAGTCTCAACAGACGGCCATGAACTTTCTGGTCGGTAAGACGTCCTCCAGAACCGGTCTCGGTCCGGCGTCCGGTGGAACGTATCCCAGAACCTTTTTCGTACCTCTTCCGTTCTACTTCAACAGGTCGGACCCGGTGGCCGTGCCCCTCAGCGCCATATATCGTCAAGAGGTGGAGGTCCACGTAAAGTTTAGAAAACTTGAAAATCTGATAGTGACACCTGACTCGTCCATATTGGGTGGACCCACAACGGGCACTATACTCAACGCGTCTTTACCAGTCGAATACGTGTTTCTAGAACCCAACGAGACCGCGTCCATCAAGAACTCCAGACTGGATTACATCGTCACCCAACTCCAGCTCTCCAGCGCTATAGTTCCGGCCAACGTCACAGAACAAAAGTTTAGACTGGACTTTATAAATCCAGTGAA